CGCTGTGGAAAATGTAGTTACGTTGCGACCTCAAGTTGCCAGCGATGGAGCATGGGGAGCCGTTGGGGACAAAGCATATTTTGATGCTATCTCCCTTCGGGAGGTTGACACCAATGCATACAACATGCTCGGCGGGTTGTCCATCGCCAACACCGGCCTCTACACCACGGATGCTGTGCCTTCCATCCTGGAACTCGCATGAGCCAGTACGTCCGCACCAAGGAAGGCGTGCCAACCCTCAACGACTTCCTGTCGAACGAAGGGACGCCCATTGTCATCAACGTACTAACCGGCATCGGGTACTACCTCTACAAGAACATTATCTTGGAGTTGGTTGGCGGCACCCCGACCATCAATAACGCCTTCAGTGGTGGTTTCTCGAACGGATTTGCAAATGGCCCGTAAAACACTCGATCAGATGTTGGCGAATTTGCTGACGGCATTTCCCGACAACAACACCAAGTTCATCACACCGGCAGGGCTGCGGGGATACCTTGACGATCTCATCAAGGCGATCCGGCCTTCCTATGCGTGGTTGGCTCGGCAGTCGCCTGTTGCCCAGGCGGTGACTGTTGCTCCAGTTCGGCTTGTGTTTACTGCAGCCGAACTCACCTATGCGCAAGGCGAATACACCGCCAACGCCTCGGTGGGGCGCATCACCCGCCTCGATGCGGGGGTATGTCAATTTAACTTCACCGCCGACGTTTCATCTCCGTCTAACTCCCCGCGCCTGCTGACCTTCACCCTTTACAAGAACGGTGTGGCTACCCCGTTCCGACAGTCACAGTCATTCAGTTCGTCGGGTGACGTCCTGTCGATTACGTTCGGTGCCATTCAATCCAGTAGTTTGCCCGCTGACTATGATATGTACGTTCAAAGCACGGTCAATGAAACTTTCACGTTCTCCGAAATGGTCTTTTTGGCGCAAACACTTCCGGCCAACAGTCCCGTTTAACCCCTTGGATGATGACGCGTGGCACGCCCAAGGTTTCCCTCAATTCCACGCGATATAAGGATAAAAGCCATGAACCAGAATGAAATGCCGACGTTCGATGTAAGCAGCATCCCGCAGGAGTTCTCGCCGTTGCGCTCGCTCGACGACGTGGACAACACTCAACTGTATGCCAAGGACGACAAGCTGTTCGTCAAGTTCCACACCCAGGCCGTGCTCCATCCCGCCAACAGCACCAAGGCCGGACGCCCGATTTATGACGACGTCGACATGATTACCATTCGGACTCCTGGCTCCCAACTGACCTCCATTGTCGCGCCGGTCAAGTACTACATGGATCGCTTCGGTGACAAGTATCGACTGTGGAAGTCGTCACAGTTGGAGGCCGCATCCGGCACTCCCATCGAAAACTTCCCCTACCTTTTCACCAAACCCTCGATGATCGCGGAACTGAAGTACCGCAACATCTTCACAGTCGAACAGTTAGCCGAGTTGTCCGACACCGGCAAACAGTCGATCATGGGCGGTCATGAATTGTGCAAGCGGGCCGCTGATTGGCTTGAGCACTCGCTGTTCGCCGCCGAGGATGCCGAGAAGGCGGAACTCAAACAGCAACTAGCGACGATGCAGGCGCAGCTTGCCCTGCTGATGTCGCAGGGCGCACCCGCCGCCGAAGCACCGGCCCCGAAAGCAACCGGCAAGAAAGCCGCATAAGGAAGAACCATGACCCCCCAAACTGTTCTCTGGGTAGTCCAACAGGCGATGATCGAAATGGGCCTTGGCAAGCCTGTCCAGGTCGTCACCTCTGCGGACATAACTGTTCAGCAAATGTTGGCGCTCTTGAACAGGGCGGGGAGCGACATGGTGATCGGGTATCCGTGGGAGCAACTGACCAAGGAATACATGTTCAACACCGCCAACTGTACTGTGCTGACGACCCCTAGCGGGCCTCCGATCATGGTTCAGCCGCTGCCGCCCGACTGGTCGTACTTCCTCGATCAGACGCAATGGGATCGCACCAACCACTGGCCCCTGCTCGGCCCCAAGACGGCACAGGAATGGCAATGGTTGAAGGGAGGACTGTTGTCGTCCGGCCCGCGCATCCGCTACCGTGTCGTCGGTGGCAACCTCGAACTGTTTCCTGGCGCATTCCCTCCCGCGCAACCGTACTCTGACATCGCGATGGAGTATGTCGCCGACACGTGGCTACAAGACGCCACACTGTTGAACACCTACTACAGCCAGATACAGTCGGATGAGAATCTGATCCTGTTCGATCCGTGGGTCATCAGCGCCTATCTCAAGCTGAAGTATTGGGAGGCGAAGGGTCTGGACACGACCGCCTATGCCAAGGACTTCGTGAATGTATGGGAGGCCCGCATCGGCAAGAACAAGGGCGCCCCTGTGCTGACCCTAGCGCCCCGCGCACGCTCGCTGCTCATCGGCATCAACAACATCCCTGATGGTTCGTGGAACGTCGGCAACGGGATTTCACCATAATGTTCGGCTCCCCCACTCGACAAGTCAGCAAAGTCACTACGCGACCGGCCCCCATCAGGGGGTTGAACTCGTTTGACTCCATTGTTGGAATGCCCGATGGATTTGCGCTTGTGTTGCGGAACCTGTACGCACAGCCTTATGGGTGCCAAGTGCGAAAGGGATTTCGCAGGCACGTTACCGGCCTGTCGGGCAACGTCGAATCGGTCTGTTCCCACAACATTTCCACACCAAGACTGTATGCTTTCTCCGGCGTCACTAGTAATAATGACGTGAGCATGTACGATGTAACAGAGCCTGGACAATCCGCGATTACAAAATTGACGGGTCTTGTTAATGCTCGGTGGCAACACATTAACTTCCCCAACGCTGCTGGGGTTCACATGGTCGCGGTCAATGGGGCTAACAACATGATTTGGGTGCAGCCCAACAGCGTTGTGGTGACTGTGCCGCTTGGTGATGGGTCGGGCAACACCATCTCCGGTGTCGATCCCAAAAAGCTAGTTCATGTATATGCCCACCAAAAACGCATCTGGTTCGTGGAAAAAGACAGTTCGCGGGGGTGGTATCTGCCGCCCGACCAGATCGTGGGGGCAGCCAAGTTGTTCGACTTCGGCGGTGTTTGGACGCGCGGCGGCACACTGTCGCAGATCATCACCTGGACAATCGACGACGGTAACGGCGCTGATGACCATCTGATGGCGATTTCGACGCAGGGCGAGATTAGTGTCTATGCCGGTCTGGATGTCGAAGGTGCCGACAGTTGGGCGCTCCAGGGTGTGTATTTTGCAGGTGCTCCGATTGGTCGGCGCGCGGCTGTTCGCAAGGGTGGTGACGTGTTGATCATGACGCAGTTTGGCGGCGTCTACATGTCTGACTTGCTCAAGAGCACAAAGGTTAATCCGACACAGGACAACGACTTTAAGTACATCCAGAATCTTCTTGCTGTGGCGATCCGTCTGACGGGCGGTGGGTTCGGGTGGCAACCATTCACATTTCCTGGTGGGAATATGACATTGATAAATTTCCCCGCCACCGAAAGTACATCGCTCCAGTTCGCAATGAATGACATCACGAAGGCGTGGAGTCAGTTCGACGGATATAACTCCTACTGTTGGGAACTGCATAACCAACTTGCATTTTATGGGTCGTTCGGTGCCGTCTATCGGGCATGGGAAGGGACGACGGATGATAGTTTCCTTGACCCTGTGACAGGCGTGATTACCCCAGGCGATGACATTACTTGGGAAGCGCAAACGTCCTTCACCTACTTTGAAATGTTGGGTGTCCAGAAGCACTACAAAATGGTGCGTCCGACTATCATCTCGCGGGGCGCATTCTCCATTAACTTTTCGGTGAATACCGACTTCATATTCGATTCTCCTTTAACACCCGCTTCGTTTGCCGTGAAGTCCATTGCGAATTGGGTCAAGAACGCCCATCCGAAACCCTTTCTGCCACATGAAGGTGTGTGGAACCTTTCAACATGGGAAGGTGGACTCTCTACGTACAAGTCATGGCAAGCCGTCACCGGCATCGGCACAGCCGCCTCGATCCGCATGGTGGGTCGTTCTGCCCAGGAGACATACTGGGCAACTACCGATTGGGTCTATGAGCCTGGAGGGATCATGTGATGAGTTTCGTTCTCGGACCGCAGGTAGTCGATTGGGTATCCAACAAGTACGGCCCCATCGTAGTCAGCCCAGACTCAATAGGTCTGGGGTGGGTACAGGACGGCAAATTGGTTGCGGGGGTGGTGTACGAAGAATTTACCGAGGCGTCGATCCACGCTACCATCGTCATCAAACATGGCACAGTTATGACCAAGAGGTTTTTCCACAATATTTTCGACTACCCGTTCAACCAGTTGGGCGTCGACAAGATCATCGTACAGGCGAACACAGCCAATGACGAGTCGGTCAATCTGGCGAAGCGGTTGGGATTCACGGAAGAAGGCATGATCAAGGGCGCGTACTTGGACGGGGATCGCATCATCCTCACCATGACCAAAGACGAATGCAGATGGCTCAAGGAGTTGCAAAATGAAGAAGAAATCGGCGAAGCGAATTCCGCTGCCTGACATCAACGCTACGTCAGCGGCTGACTTCGCCGCTCGGCAGAAAAGTTCAGACTCAGCGCTGATGGCAAACCGCGCCGATCAAAAGAACCCATATGGTTCGATTGACTGGAGTCGTGACCCTGTTTCCGGCGAATGGACACAAACCGAGGCGTACAACC